AATAGACCATCTCATAAAACGGAAACTCACAAATGATTAAATCACTATTCAGTTTTATATTTGCTGCGGTGATGTGGGTACAAGTCCCACAGTGGAGTGACGACTGGTCCAAGTGTGCAGTTGATGTACCAGACACAGCATGTCATTGGTATATTACTGCACCAGATAATACGTTTGGTGAAGGATTTAGTTGGGCAAATGCTCCATGGTTCAGTGCTGAAGGTCTCCGTGATGTTGGGGAACTTCACAACACAGTTCAATCTCTTCAGGAGGCATAATAAATGCAACTTGAATACATCATATGTTGGGTTGCCATCATCATCTTTTTACTCGTCACTCAGAACCCTGACGATGACGATGATCAAGATGGTGGTATGATGGTCCCATCTTACCAAAATAAATAAATTTAAACTACTATGTCTTGCAATCTTCGAGTTAAAATGTTAGATGCTCTACTTGCTGATGCCCAAGGTAATATTGCCAAAGCAAAAGCAAACGTAGAAGTATACCTACACAATCCTGTTGGTATTGGTGAGCACCCTGATGTGCTTGCTGCTATTCAAGAGCAGGTCGATATTATTGCTCATGAACAAGAGCGTATTGAAGTTATTCAGAATCACTTTACTGATCATGAATAATATCGAAGTCTTTCTTTATTTCGTATGTTTTTCTATCATCGGTGGTGCTGCCTTTGCTATGATGTGGAGTAACATTCAATCTATTAACATAGAAATGAGGAATCCTCCTCCCAAACCAAAGCACCCTGAAGCACCTGCTCCTGGTGAAGAAGTGATGTATGTAGATCTCTCCAGAGAAAAACTAGAGAAGTTATATGAAGACAACTAGGGGATGTTGTGGTGCTGGATGTCCAGATTGTCCATTCAGACCACCTAGACACAACAAATAATCTATGTTATACTGAGGACCAATGGGTCCTTTTTTAATGCTGACTGTTACAAATTACCTTACGGCATTTTGGACTGTCGTAGTGATGAACTGTATTCAACCAGTAAATTGGCAACACTGTTTACCAGTACATGAATGGTTGCTACCAGATCTTTATCAGGGTGCCCAGATTTACCTTGACAAAAATATGGATTTCTTGTATAAATCAGAACGGGAGTATCTAAAAGATAAATGAAAATTTTCCTCGACACAGCAGACACCGAACTTATTCGCAATTACTTTGACACTGGACTAGTTGATGGTGTCACAACTAATCCATCATTGATTATGAAGTCAGGACGAGATCCTGAAATCGTATACCAAGAGATTAAAGACATTGGTGTGCAAGATATTAGTATGGAAGTTATGGGTGATGCTCAGACTATGTTGAATGAAGCACTCAGACTAGTTGATAAGTTTGGTAGTGTAAGTACAATCAAACTTCCTATGACCCGTGATGGTCTAAAAGTCTGTAAGGAACTCTCTAAAGAGAAGGTCCGTACTAATGTCACATTGATTTTCTGTGCTGCTCAGGCAGTCCTAGCAGCAAAGGCAGGTGCAACTTATGTCTCACCATTTGTAGGACGTTTAGATGACCAGTCAGTAGCAGGTCTGGAGGTTATACGATCTATCTCCGAACTCTATCGAATTCATCGTATGGAAACTCAGGTTCTTGCTGCTTCCATTCGCAATGTTCAACGTGCAATTCGTTCATGGTATAATGGTGCTGAGATCTGCACAATGCCACCTAAGGTATTTGATGGAATGTACGATCATATTCTAACTGATGCTGGTCTTGAAATTTTTGATCGTGATGCTGCTAAAATTGTAAAAGAATGACTCAACTAATAGATCCTACAGATCCACAATACTTCTCACAAACTTCTGATGGTACATATGATCGTCATACTTATAAGTTGACTGTGCCTGGATATAAGTCTGTTATCATTGAAGACTATGAAATTCTTCGGGCAGTATGGTTTGAGCAATGTAGAAACTTTAAAGGTTGTACTGTAGAAGTATTGGATGTGACAGAAAAATCAAATAAAGGATTTGGATGACTAAATAAAAACATGAGAGTTGGAACACTCTATATGCAAAGTCAAAATTACTTTTAATACTCTCTAGGCAAGATCCATTATGGGTCTGCCTTTTTTTTGTCCTTCGTTTGTACCGCATGGAACTTTACGCAACTCCTCAAGGATACCTCTACAACTTACATACCGTAAACAGAAAGGAAGCTAGAAAAATGTGGAGAAAAAGAATTAAAGAACAGTGGGATAATAGATGTGCCTACTGTGGTTCTACTGAAAATCTGACCATAGATCATGTAGTTCCCAAATCAAAGGGTGGAACTAACTATACAACAAACGTGGTCTGCTCTTGCCTATCATGTAATGGATCTAAAGCAAACACTGAATGGAAAGAATGGTATTTAAATCAAGAATTTTTTCAGGAAGTAAACAAACGAAAAATTCAGGACTGGATAGGGCACCGAGAGGATGGTAAAGTCAAGTTATATCAATATAAACCTAGGAGAAATTTTATCCCAGGATTGGCATAATCCTATATAAAAATTGAATATGTAATTGGGAGTCTAAATTATAGACTCCTTTTTGTTGCATATTAAAAAATATCTGGTATAATTATACTGTTTGGAGAAAGTCTATGTACACAGTTTATTCAAAGCATGGTTGCCCATATTGTGACAAAATTAAGCACATCATGGAACTAACAGAACAGAAGCATGTTGTTTATCAACTTGGTTTGGATTACAATCGTGAAGAATTCTACAAGATGTTTGGAAATGGTTCTACCTTTCCTCAAGTAATTCTTAATGCTGATTCTGAAGATTCTGTTAAACTTGGTGGTTGCACTGAGACAGTTGCATATCTAAAAGAGCAGAAAGTAATCCGATGAAACAAAAATTAGCAGAAGTCTATATCCTTATTGAGGGTGCTGTAGATGATGCTTTTTTGAAACAGAACTTAAATTTAAAGTTGTATGATTATTTAAAGCAAAATAATTTTACTAGAGATGATTTGGGTGAGATATTAGATAGTACAAGTGCTGATAGCATCTCATCTATAAGTTCTGAACTTGGAGATTATATTGAAGGTGGATCTGATAGTGCTCATAAGCAACTTCGTGAAGCATATGGATTCCTATCAAAACCACTTGCAAGAAAAGTGAAAATATATTTGGATGGCATATTGGATGATGTAGTAAGGTATAGAAATGACAAAGGGAAAAGGATCAGGAAAAGGTCTAAATAATAAGGATATCCGTATTGACCGCGGATTGGAACTTATGTTAGAATCTAAGAGGGAGATTGTAAAACCACAAGAAAAAGTATTTGAATTTAAATTTAAGTTATTTGAATTTGAAATGCATTTCGAGATTAAGAAACTTTCTCAGGGAGCAAATCCATGCAAGCAGCATTAATCGCAATCAGTATAGTGTTAGGTATATGTTTACTGGCACTTGGTTTAGTTATTGGATTCTTAGTGAAAGAGAACCTATATTCTTATAAAGGATATACACACCCAGAGATGTTTGATGAAAATGGAAACATCTTACCAGATGAAATTTTAGCAGTACGATTTGAAAACAGTTATGACGACTACTACGAAAAAGAAGACGACGACAACAGCTCTTCCTGAACTTCCAACAAATGCTTTTATGCATGAAATTCTTGAGGTAGTTTCTAAGCAACGTAGTAATGCGAAGAAAGTGGAGGCACTCAAAAAGTATGATTGTCTCCCACTTAAGAGCATTCTTATTTGGAACTTTGATGAGAGTGTTATTTCTCTTTTACCACGTGGAGATGTTCCATATGGAAATCTTAAAGAGGATGCGACAGCATCTGGAAACCTATCAGATAAAATCAAAGCATCTTCACAAACACAAAATTCTATTGCCGAGGAATCCCAACGGGCAAAGAAAACTTCTATCCGTAAAGAATCCACTAAACTTTATAATTTTGTGAAGGGAGGTAATGATTCTCTTTCTTCCATACGGAGAGAAGTGATGTTTATTAATATTCTTGAAGGTCTGCATCCTGAAGAGGCAGAAATTCTTGTTCTTATTAAAGACGGAAATTTATCTAATAAGTATAAGATCTCTATTGATAATGTAGAGAAAGCATATCCAGATATCACATGGGGAGGACGTAGTTGAAATTTGTTATCATCCACGAGGATTGTGATCCTAAACTAGCAGAAGATACATCTCTACCAACCAATTCATATATGGTAGAGTATGTTCTCGATAAAAAAATCCATTACGACATTGTAATGGCAAATAAAAAAGTGGATATCTTTGATCATTATTATGATCTTTTTAGATATGATCTACTAACATTTAATCAAACTGAAGGAAGAATTAGACCTAACCTGTATGGTTATAAATCACCACCCGAAAAGAAAAAGAAATGAATAAAGGATTTAGTGGGTTCTCTAATAATAATGTAGATGATTCCTATAATGGAAAGGCAAAGATTACTATTGATCAACGTGAAGTTGATAAACTTATGAAAGAATATAAGGGTATCAAGAAGTATATGAGATCTGCAGTGTTTGAAGTCAAGAAAATTGATGGAACTGAAAAGTATATTAGCTCACTCATTGAGGAAGCAAAGGATATTGATCTCTAAATAAATACATGACTTGACAACCAGTATGATGACTTACAAACCCTATAGTGCAGAGTGGCACAGGTATAGATACTTAAAAGAAGCAATTGATAAGTATCTAGATGATTATATTGACAATCAGATAATTGTTGATGATATTTTGGATATTGTATGTGTTCGTCAAGAACAAGCACATGCGGAGTATCATAAATTAGAAGACCTAGAGTTAAAATTGAGAGACTAATGCTATCCACTGCATATCGACTTAGGTTAGAATCCATCTGTAGATGCATTGCTAACAAGGAAGAAGTACCATTAGACGACATGATTTGGGCAGAGAAACTTGCCAAATCTCATACACTTGCTAGAGACTGGTTGCAAAAAGCACGTCGTCAAGCATCTCAGGATATTGAGGAAGGCAGTACTGACGATTTTCTGAATAGGATGGGTTTAGGAGACCCCGACCCATCCAATCATAAAACGGGGTTTAGTAGTGCTGATGATATTAAGGATTGGTTTATGAGAGACAAACCTGATGACTGGAGACAACGAGACTAAAAAATATCCTTTACAAATAGAGTGAAGGATGATATAATACGAGGGTTAAACACCCTCTTTTTTTGTGGAAATAATTATAGAAGGCAAAGTTAAGACTGTATATGCTGGTGACGATGCTGATCGTGTCATCATTGAGTACCATGATAAGGTAACTGCTGGCAATGGAGAGAAGGAAGATCATCCTTTAGGAAAAGGATCTCTCTGTTGCAGCATCTCATCTATCATCTTTGAAAAACTTTCCAAAGAACTTATCCCAACACATTATATTAATATGGTTGGTGCGAACAAGATGATCTGTAAGAAAGTAGATATCGTTCCACTAGAAGTTATTTGTAGGAACCGTGCTGCTGGATCTATTGTTCGTGAGACAACTCTTCAAGAAGGTGCGCCACTACCACATCCCATTGTAGAATTCTTCTTAAAGGATGACAGTAAGCATGATCCTCTACTCACACCTGATCGTGTGAAACTGATGGGATATAATCCCGAACCTTTCATTGAGATGACACTACGGATTAATGATTATCTTCGTCAGATGTTTTACATCATGGGCATTGATCTAGTTGACTTTAAAGTTGAGTATGGTTATGATGCTCATGGTGATTTGTATCTTGCCGATGAGATTAGTCCTGATAGTATGAGACTATGGAAGATTGGTAGTGACGAAAGATTTGATAAGGATCTATTCAGAAATGATGAAGGTGATATCGTCCCTGCTTATCGTGAGATCCTTGACCG